CGTTGATCAGAATCAGCCGTAAGAAATCTACCTTGCTTCTGCAGCCCAAATCCGGTTTTGTGACGGATTTCCTTTCCGTGTCCTACCTACCAACCTCATCACTGCCTGACGGAGGGGGTGACAAGTCCCCTCCCGCCGCTCCCCCTTTGGCTCCACAACTGTTATTTTTAACTTTCGTGTGGGTTATTCGGGTAGAGCGCAAATCGGCGCTTCTGTGACGGCACCCGGGACGCTCCGGGCATTAGTCGAGTAGTTGAGGATCCTGGCTTGTTTCTTCTAGAGCCAGGAGGTCCACTAGTGGTGGTGGTTGAAGTGCGGCTTCAATGGTCATTCGCGTCGGAGTATACGCGCGGGCTTTAGCCAAGGACATGGGCTCCAGGGAGGTCTTCATCGCCTTCCGAAACAGTGCTGTGAACTTTTTGGTCCACCGAGACCACACCGCATTATCGGAATCAACGATTTCCTCCTCCGGAACTACGCAATCTTTCACTTCCAAGAGGGCATTATATAATAGCCCAGACTCGGAAGGAGAGACTCTCCCCGGTTTCTCAGGCACGATCTGGGCGAGACCGTCGCGCACGAGACGTAGTTTTTGAGCCCAAGCTTGTTTACTATAGGATTTGGATTTTTCCGAAACCCCAATAGCAGCAAGCTCGAGCTTATATACTTCCGTCGGACGCGTAGCGAGAAAGGCAGCTAATTTTCCTGCTCCTCTCGACGGTTCTCGATCCAAATCGAGCCCTAGGCCCCCCAACGCTTGGGGGACCACCCAATCCATGCCATCCGGTATCTTCTCTAGGATATGGCGGTGCGACTCTATAAAGATACTATCCAACAACTGCCTATCAAAGGCACCACGGGACAAGTCCAGCAGTTCCCTTTGACGACTGGCCAAAGAGCCAGTCGAGTGTGGCATAGTATCGATTCGTCCGACTTTCCCTCCATCGTCGAACGAACCCTTGGGCTGTAACCCAAAGAGTAACGCACCGTTGAGGACGGGGACTTGTTCCCAAATATCCTCTCCAAAGAAGTAAGGTTCACCGAAATCCTTCCAGACGAGATCATCGTCCGAATAGAGGAACATGGTGGAGTTCAACATAATGAACTCACGGGAGGTATAATTCTTACCGACACTCTTCACCAGGCCGGCCTTCGCCGTTGCATATGACCAGAGAGGATAATCTGCTTCCTTCAAAGGGAAACCGATATCATCTCCATTCACAAGCAAACGAGCCTGGTGAAGGGTAAGTGACCGATTTTCTGAAATCTCCATGACGTAGCGAGTAATCGCCGCGTTCACGAGACATAGAATCGGAAAGGAAAGGGGTGAACCCATCAACTGGCCCCACCTTTGAGGGCCCAGGTTCACCAACTCTTTCCCTTCACGACGCATAATCCCGTGATTAACGAGGCAATCCGTGAAGAGACTTCTCCATGCCGGGCTCAAGCCCAGGCAATCCGAAATCGTATCGACGGCCACACGGCTGAGTTCCGGGTGCAACAAATCCGTTGCGGACTGATAGTCCCCCGAAACCCAAACCTCTCCTGGCCGTAACCTCCGTAACCGCAGAGCGAGAATTTCCGCCGATATAGGTTCGCCGATCAAGACCATCGACTTATTCCGCTTAGTTATCTTCCAAAGGACCTTCTGGAGATAGCGGGCGAAATAGTAACGATGGACGGGTCCCTTGCTAATGACCCGAACCTTGAACGGTTCCTTAATTCCTACCAATTCGGCAGGAGTATCCAACGTCCCTCTCTTGGGACGCAGGATCAGCGGACCACTCCTTCGGAACTCATCCGGGTCGCGCTCAGTGTCGAGGGGCTTTCCCCAACAACACCAACCGTGACAAACCGGAGATTCCTCCTTAGGAGCTTCTCGAGCTACCGCATTATACCGTGGCAATCCTCGAAACAGCTGAGCTGTTGGGACCACCGCCCCGCCCTTATGGCGGGCGTGTTCAAAATGTCCTCTCTCCGATGGACCCAGGAAAGGTTGAAGGAATGCAAACTCCTCCCTTCCAAAAACCTCTCGACACGTTAACTCAACCTGCTTCCGTAGAAGAGGGAACGCGAAGAGGTCGCACCTACAGTGGTGCGGGGTACAACAACCGTGAGAGGCCCGGGTAATATCTTCATCTTCCCAAGTATCCACATGCCCAAAACTATCGACGTCCGGGGGCAGAACTGGTACATTAACCAGTTGAGCACCCGACTTACGAATAGTCGTCTCAAGGAACGAATCCGAGACGGCTGGGGCGGACTTCTTGAAGAGAAGCATCGAGGCGGCGATCGTATGATCGCCGCGCTCGCGGGCTCGACAACAGAACACATAAAAACCACCTCCGACCAGGACCTCCGGTCGGTCCTCCGAAGGGACGAAGTCCGGCCTCGGAGGTCTCTCCGTCTGGTCCTCGAACCAGCAGAAGAAGGAAGCAAGCTTCCACTTCAAATAAGATTCCATCTTATCGGAGAGGTCACACACCAAAAGTTGTTGCG